GTTTCCCAGTCACGATCGCATTCGCCTGTTTCCATGAGTTCTAGTTTTAAACTATCTGAATATGTTGATGCCATTTTTAATTCTTTAACAAGTTTTCTTTTTTGTTGAATTGATAGCTCAGTCATTATTCATCCTCGTTATACAGGTTATCAAAAACTCTGTTTACATCTAATGTGTAGTCTAAATCAGATTTTGAGTAATGTATATGTTGAGACGGTTTAAAGTCTGGCGCTCCCTCTCCTGTAACAAACCAAGCAGGATGCGTAACTCTTACTCTATTGTTTGGCAAAGCTACAATATTTCCTGTCCATTCACCAGCGTCTAGTAGCTCTAAAACATGACTACTTTTATGTTGGGCTGGATCATCAGCAATTTCATTTTCAGCATAATCAACCGTAAAATAATACTTTGCTGGAAACATTTTACCATCTATTTTTGCAAGCCAAGGACAAGGTGTGGCTCTATCTATAACGTATACTGAATTATGATGAGAAGAACAATCCCAGGGCTGTGCATCATGTACCGCCATAGGTTTTGCAAAATCATCAACAAGAGTGTCGGCAACTAATCCTGTAATTGGCATTCTTGCCCACATAGCACCACCATGTATATTACCCTCGTCCCAATCTTCGCAATTAGATTCTTCTCCAGTAAATATTACATGAAAACTTAAACATCTAGTCGGCATTGTTGTAACGCCAACCGCCATAGCGTGTATAAACTCACCATGATGTTTCTCATGGTTATGGGTGTACTCTCTCCTTACCCAGCATTTAAAATGAGGTATGTTGCTGTATAAATACGCCACTAATTAGGTAATATCTTCTCTTCTGCGATTTGCAAAACCTGCTGCAATAGATACAGATCCACCTTTTGATTTTTTCATAACAGCATTGCCTTTTGAAAATTTCATTTTACTACCGCCTTTTGATTTCATAACGACATCGCCTTTAGATTTTTTTAATACAGCATTGCCTTTTGAAAATTTCATAACGGCATCACCTTTAGATTTTTTAACTCTACTAGAACCTTTTGAATTATATTTTCCCATTATTTTTTACCCTTTTTAGTTGTTTTCTTTGCTGGAGCTTTCTTAGCTGGAGCTTTCTTTTTAGGCATATTAAGATAGATGCGATCTTCTTTTACAGGCTCATCTGGTCTTACTTTTGCTTTTAACCTTGCGGCCTCTTTAGCTTTCATTTTATCTTTTTTTGTCATAATTGCCTCTCTGGGGTTTTTTAATTTTGCAATAATATTATTCTATCTTAATATATTAGCTATTGCTCCTAATAAAACTTAGTTTTTTTTCTTTTGTTATTCATTACTTTACCACATCCTCTAGCAATTCTAATCTCTACGACATCGCCTTCTGATTTTTTAACTCTGCCATTTTTCCAACTAATTCTTTTAGAGCTAGTTTTTTTCTTGGCTGCTGATGTGCATTGAGCTTTTGTTGGTCTACAGGCAGGATAACTTCTACGTTTTTCACCTTTTTTTCTACCGCAAGGTTTACCAGTTTTACAATCTACCCATCCTGTACCGTCATTTTTAGAAAACCAATCTCTAAGTGTTTCTTTTTTAGCCATTAGCTTAATTTAGTTTTGGTTCTTTTTCCTGCAAGCATATTGTTAAAACCTCTTGCTTGAACAAATGTTACTTCGTCACCAGTTGCTTTTTTTACTCTTTTTTTACTATTACCGTAATTGGCTGCACCAACTTTTCTGCATTGAACCAATCTGCCGCTAGCATATGCGCTAGGCCAAACTTTTGCACTACGCTTTACTTTATGATAACAAGCGTCTTTTTTGGTTTTATTTTTAGCTGCCATTTAACATTTCCACCTTCGTCTTGCTTGACGTATTCTTGAGTTAGGATCGTTTCTTGTTTTAGCAGAACTTTTCTTTAGCTGACCAAGCGATCTAGCGCAATAAGATTTACGCCTTTTTGCTGCTTTACTGCCTTTTTTAACTTTGCCTGTTACAGCAGTTTTAAGCTTAGATCCAGGATTGGCTTTACGATAAGCGGCTACACCTTTTTTAGTCATACCAGCGCCAGACTTAGTAGGCCTATAATTAGCCCCTTTGCCCTTGGTGGTTTTGCGTATAGGTTTTGCTTTTCTGCGTTCTGCCATAACACTTAATATAGTAGCACTATAGAAGTGCTACTACAAAAATTTAAGCAGCGTAGTTTTTAAAAAGAGTTAACACTATAACGTACGAGTCATTGGCGCCAGCGCCTGTCGTAGTTAGCTTTATATCACCTGTTTTTCCACCTGCGGCTGCTGTATTTATTATTCCGCCAAAATCTGTAAAGTCTTCGTCAGTTGTGTAATCTGCATTAAGATCCCAACAAATAGTAGGAGTAGTTGCATCCCATAAAAGTTTTACACTCATGCCAAAGGTTGAATAAACAATCTTTGCAAGACGAACACCCGTACATGCTTTGCCATAGTTGTTAGGCTGCAAAGCGCTAACGTCTACTTTTTTTACTGCACTTTCACCCGTACCATCAGATGTACTGGTTAGCTGAATAATAGCAAGCCTATCGCCATCTAACAGAGTTGTTGATGTTGCTGCATCTGCCATTGTTTACTCCTATCTTTCAACCATTACATTAATGTAATCAACAGTCATAGTTTTTGCTACTGCTTCGCCATTTTGAATACCAAAAGAAATGGTTAAATCTTCATCATTAGGAAGGTTAGTATCTGCAAGAACCAAAGGCTCTGCATTATTAACAGAGTAATGGACATTTGAAGTATTTGGGTCAATAAACCAGCTTAAAGTAATAAAAGTATCATTTGACATAGTAGCGATACTTGATGCTGTAGTAGCAGAATTGTTTTTCTCAACAGAAAGATCAACTGTCGCTGCTCCATCTGCACTAATAAAGAAAATACCATCTGTTACATCAAGGGGGGAAGTATCAGTTATATGTAATCCCATAACGAAATCACTTTGAGTGGCATCACTTACTTTAAATCTGCTTGAAAAGAAAGCTCTTTTCCCAGCAGCAAGTGTAAATGCTTCGCCTTTTAGCTGTAAGAAGTCTAAATCGTTATCTCCAGCAGCGTTGGTAAGCAATAAAGCCCCACCAGCGGATGAAGTAACTGCTTCTGTTGCACTACCTGTGCCAGCTTCAGTTGTAGTGATTGTCCAATCACCAGAGTTGTACGTCATAAAGTCATTAAAATAACCGTAGTACGTTTGATCCGATGGATATGGTTGAAACATCGGTAAGTCTTTTTTACTTTTACTAGCAACAGTATTACCTGCCCATAGTATTAGATTTTGAAAATGCGGATTAGCCATTATGAACTCCTTTTATTTGTATTAATGGAAACCTTGCGGTCCTCATCAAGCTAATTAACAAATTTTAGTTTAACTCTTGAATTATTTTAAAGCAAGGATAAAAAAAGGGGAGCAAATGCTCCCCTTTTATCAATTGCTAAGAATTAAGCACCTTGAGAAGCGAAAACAGCTCTCCAATTGGAGAAACCGAAAGAGTATCTTTCTCTAGCTTTGTAACGCATGTTACCAGTATCGAAATCACCCTCTAGGGCTGTTGACATAGGACTTCTTTGGAAGTGTTTAAAGCCGTCTGGACAATCTGTTTTTAAGAACCAAGCATCATTGTCTGTTAGATAGTGGTTAACCACATATCCATCAGGACACATACCCATATTCTTAATAGCGTTGATGTCATTGTCAGATGTACCAACTCTACCAGGAGTGTTGAGTAATCTATCAGCGACAAATTGCAGTTGAGGCGGAACAATCAACTTCATACCTTTTAGAGCAATTTGTAATTGTCTATCATCGGTTAGAGTTGATATAGAAATTAACGCATCTTCTAAAGAAGTTTCGTTAAGATCTGAATAAGTAGTTGGCCTGTTACTTGCAGTTCCGCCGCCACCTAGAGGGTGAGCGTTAGAAACAAGAGGTTGACCGTCACCACCAGTTACACCAGCTGCAAACGCATTGTTAAGAACAGATGCTGCTTTGATTTGCTTAGTATTTGCCATAGATCTAGCCAAGGCTTTTGTATACCTTGAACCAAGTCTATCGTAAAGATTATCTTCAACCGCTTCTTCTGTAAGAGCGAAAGCTAAAGCAACAGTTTCATGGTTGTAACGCGATGTAAAGCCTTCAGTAGCGTTATCAAACGATACTCCAGCTCCTTCAGCTTTAACTGAAGCGTTTCCAAAACCAACAATCATTACTTCTTCTTCGAATGCTCTATCTGAAGACTCAGTCTCAAATATTTCTTCGTGTTCAGAATCGTACCTTGCATACTCCATACCAAAAAGGGCATTAAGTCCAGGCTCTAGTTCTTTTGCTAATTGGGATCTATTAATAGCCATTAGTTATACCCCTGTTACTTGAGCATAGAAGTGCTCGTTAATTTTAACAATCATATTGACATTAGCTGAAGCTGAACCAGTACCTAAAGTGCTGTTTTCAGGGTCAGTAGAAATACCCACAATTCTCAACTGAGCTGAAGTAGCAGCAGTAGTGCCGCTAATTTCAAGAGCTGAGATGCCTGTTATTGTTGAACCTGCTGTATAAGCAGAGTCAGCGTTGTTACCAACGACTGTCTGCACTACTGAACCAGTAGCAGCTGATTGAACTTGAAACAGAGCATTAGGATCGTCAACTACGAATGCCACCGCATCAGATGTCACAGTTCCATTAGGCCAATACGGTGAAAAAATCGTATCTCCGCTTGAATCTGTAAATTGACATCCTCTAAAGACTCCTAGGACAGGATTATCTGTAGCACCAGCAACTAAAATAGTTCCTGCACTTGTCATCTTGACTAGGTCGCCTGAAAAAATGTTTCCAGATGCACCAGAGGCAATTTTGTATTCGGTTACTCCTTCGCTGTTGTAGCCCGAACCAACTGTTCCTACTGGTTTTAATCCGAAAGGTGCATTTTGATTAGACATATTATTACCTTTAAATTAAATTTTTATTAGACGGTATAAGAATTAATTTCTTTCACCGCCACCAAAAGTTACGCTTGATGTTCTCTGAGGTTTTAACATCGGAGAACTTGGATCTGATTCCTTTAATAGATCATTGTCAATAGCTTCTTGTTGCTGTTGAGCACGTTCTGAGAAATAGGCGTTTCTTTCGTCACGTGTTTCGTTTGGAATCTTTGCCAAAAGCAAACCACCCACGGATACAACACCAGCGTGCTTTCCATCATCAATCGAAGGAAGTTCAAAGTCTCCAATCTCTTCAGTATGTACGAGCTCAAAGCCCTCACGTAACCTAGACATTACATTCTTTTTATCTTCCTGACCGACAATTTCGGCTCTTATCCACCTATAGGTATAACCTTCAGGTGCAGGTGGTGTCTCCAACATAGATGGGGGACGCCATGGTTTGCGAGCGTTCATATCAGCTCGAGTATCGGCAGAACGAGGAGTTCTGTTATCGGTTTCTTTGTTATCAGCCATATTTGTTACCTTTTAATATGCTTAGCGTATTCTGTCACTGGTACATTCAAACGACGGGCCATTTCGACTTCGCTCTTGCTTAGTCTGACTTGTCGTTTTTTACCAGAGCTTTCTGACCGTCCAGCTGGAGCAACAGTTTGTTGCATCTTCGCTTTAGGCTTTACATCTCCGCCGCCGTTAAACTTATGCGGAAATTCGACTCTAATACGTTTGTCTATCTCATCATAGTACATTGAGTCGCTAGGATCAAACCCTTCTTCCTCAATTAATTTCTGATGAATGTTAAAAGCGGCTAAAGTCATTATTTCGTCTTGACCAAACCACTCGTTTTTTGTGCCCAATCTTCTGCTTCAGGGTCTGCCTTTGCAGGTGGAGATTGAACTTGTTGTTG